CATTAAAGTAACCGGCAGTGGATCGCAGAAAAGGGACGATCAAGAGGAAAAGAAAACAAATACAGAAAAGTAAAGAAAAGAAAAGATTTCAGACTGCGAAGGAAATTTCAGGAAACATGCCACGGAGAGCATGAGGAAGGGCCTCAGCAAACAGAGCTGGGTCCATCCAATGGCTGGCCGAACGGGCCACGTCCATGGCTTCAGGAGTGTCATGCTTGGCGTGTTGGAGTAGACCGAGATAATTCAGCCACTTGTTCTGTGCAGTGGGATCCCGGCTCTCCAAAATCATAGTGCGATAATGAATGCCGCGAGCCGAATACTCAGGAATGACACCACCAAGCTCAAAGCCACTGAACTCACCGCGAGGTCCGTTCAAATTCTTGAACTCCCAAGGGGAGTCTGGAAAGTAATCGGACTCGCAGTAACGGTCAATGGCTTCGTCATCCCCGTTGATGGCCACAGTATCAGCAGGAGTGACGTGGTTGATGAGCGAGGCGACGACTGCGCGACGCACGCTATTGAGAGGCCAAGTGTAACGATCGCCGGAATTCTGCATAGTGGCCATGGGCCCATGACGGCTGCTGGAATTGAGGCGCCGCTCAGCATAGGCGGACACGTAATCTTCTGGAAAACCAGACCTACGCATGACGTGCAGGTCGAAATTGAGAACGCCAGCATCGCACCCGACGTCCCAACGAGTCACGTCGGAAGTGTGGACCCCATTGTTGACGCGCCAACGCCGGCGGTAAGCCGCGATGAACTCGTCTGGGCTCATTCGCCGATAAAAGAGGAAGTTATCTGGGAAGGCCGAGATGATCTCGTCTTCCAGGAAGAGGGCAAACGGGGCGTCGGTGAGGGTGGCAGCGATGTCGTACTCGTGAATCAGCTGACCGGGAATGGCCTCAACCTTCCCGCGTTTCTCATCCTTCTTGATAACCTGTGCCTTAAGGCTGATGAGAATGTCCTTGGCGGTACGTGTGGGATCGTGGGCGTTGAGTTTAGCTGAGACGGCAGAATAACTGCGTTTAGAAGAGTACTCGTTGACCGCACGCTCGCAGTACTGTTCAAACTTGGCTGCAGTCCACTGAGGTGGACTGGGGACGAGGCGGTCGTATTCGTCACACAAATCCCTACGCGCGCACTGCAGCATGCGGGCGAGATTGGCTTTGCCGGACTGAGGAGTCAAGCGTTTGGCCACGGACAAAAGGTAAGTGGTGGTATCAGACCGAATGTGCACGTGAGGATTTATGAAGGAGGTCTCCTTGAACTGATTGGTGGAACCTCCCGGGCCGGGCAGCTCGCGGTGCTCCTTGGCGTGAAAATGCACCTCCCGAACAATTTCCTCAACAGGAGGAGCAGCTGAGATCACATGTTCAGAGGGTGCA